AATAGTGTGTGTGTACGTGTAAGCCTACGTAACTCATCTTACCAATCTACGTTGGTTGCAGATGAAGTTGTTGGGCCATCAAAGCCCAAATAGAATGCTTCTTGCTCGGCATAAGGAATTTTCTTTAGTGCCAACTCAAGAGGATATGGCTTAACTTCGGACCAATCAAATGGTTCTTTGTCTGGTGCACCTGGAATAGTTGTATAAGATGTTTCAGTTCCCTGACCATTACGCTTTACTTTCCAGACTACGTTTGAGATGCTACCTGTTTCAAGAGCATACTCACGAATTGTATTAAATGCTGATTGCTTACTAACACCCATTGACCAAATAGCCACATAAGGTGGTTCAATGCCATCGTCAACTAGAACATTGCAATAGAAACGAAGACGTGCTCTCCAGCCAGCCTTTGGATCTTTACGGTGCATTTCTTCTGCCCAGTCACGACCTTCTGACTCCATTGTATCTACAGCCTTGCGCTTGTAGTCTTTTGGATTTGTATGTTCCTTTACAACTAGTGCAAGACCACGTTCTGCATTGTAGTTTGCAGAGTCCTCATCTAGTTCTTCAATGAAACGAATTTTTGCTGATTGACCATCGGCAAGTTTTAACCATCTTACCTTTGGTGAATTTTCATCATATTTTGGTTTGTCAACTAGGGCGTTAATGTTTTTTAGTCCCTTTACTATAGTCATATTATTTTTTCTCCTTGTATGCTTTTATCTATTTTAACATGCCGATAATAGAATTGTCAAACTGAAACTCCAGTTTTTTAATTGAATCATCATCCATATCGCCTATATCTTTATATTTTTTATCTATATAAACAGAAGTGACAACTGGTCCAAGTTTTTCAATTAACTTATCTCTCATTATCATTCCTGCATCATCGTTATCTGCAATTAAAACAATACTATTAAAATACTTTTCTAATAGCCTTATTTGTGCTGCAGAAACGTTAGCCCCTAACGTAGCAACGGCAGGGAAACCTACTTGATCTAGTCTAATTGCATCAAAAGATGATTCTACTACATAAACTATATTTGATGTTTTTATTCTATGCAAATTAAAAAGAATCTTTCCTTTTGGTAAACCTGGAGTATTTTTAAATTCTTTACCCTCAATGGTTCTTGCAACAAATCCTATACACATGCCGTCAGGGGAGTGCACTGGTATGGTTACAGAATCCTGTTTTTCTGAATATCCAAGACCAAATTTAATTATGGAGTCTTTTGTTATTTTTCTTCCTTCAAAATATCCAGTTGCCCTTGGAGAATTAATTGCTTGATTATTTAATCTTTTAATAAGTAATTCGTCATACCGAACAAACTCTGGTTTATCTATTAGCGCTTTATTTATAGAATCTTCAATACTCGTCTCTTGTTCCTTACTTTTAATATATCTAATAGATTCAAAATATGTTCTATTAGATATATGCATTACAAACTCAATCAAAGTTCGTGTAGTTTGACATCCAAAACAAAAAAACAATCCATGATCTTTTGACACTTCTCCAGCAGGTGTTCTATTGTTGTTATGGTATGGACAGAAAACAATATAGTCAGTTCCATATTCTGCTTCAATATTAATGCCAGCGCCAACTAAAACACGCTTAACTTGTTCTGCTGTATACATCATCTATAACTTTTCTTAGTCCACCATTGTTGCCTATAAGATCTTACTGCGTATCTTTTTAATTTATAAAAACTATTTCTATTAGTATTTTCATCATATACTCCTTTTTCAGATTCCCAACTATCTCTTTTTATTGGGATAATTTGTGCTATAGGCGTTCCTTTTTCAATTATTCCTTCAAAGCCTGTTTTTATAAAAAATGGAAAGTTTAAAGGATTTTCGTGTTTATCTGTATCAACCAAACCATTAATTGTAAAAAATGGCAAGTCGTGTCTATGCGATGGGTGCATTATTAATAAACTATAATCTTTGGGTGTATTTATTATCCATCTAGAAAACCAACGAAAAAGTATTGGAGTGTATCCAACTGGAACTGGATAATTTCCAATACTTCTAATTTTGTTATTATCTGGATTATCTAAAGGAGGAATTGGCCCCATCCAAGATGGTTTAGGCAAATACCCTCTATTAGTTCCATTTGTAAATATAACATCTGAATCTAATGTTATAGTGTACCCAGAAGTAAGTGTATCTACAAAAGGAACACACGCTTTATACGTTCCAAAAAAATCTGGCAATTTATATGCATCTATAAAATTATTTGTTACATTAGAAAACAATTTTTGATTTTTATACCACTCTGGAACATGATTGGCAGATGGCTTTGGAATAGATAATACACTATCTACTGCTTTATCTATTGGAGTAAATAATATTTTTTTTCTTTTCATTGTTTTTCCTCATAATCCTTATAACGATAGTATCCTTTATCAAAATCTACTTGTACTAAGAAATCACCCATAAAACCATTACGATTCTTTCTAAATACACACTCAATAATATCACTATTGGTAGCACGACCAAGAGCCATTACCCAATCAGCATCATAAGCAATCTGTCTAGACCACGCTGTTTGACCCAAAGTTGGTGCACTGCTGAGATCTTTTACATCATCTGGAGTAGCAGATGAGATAGCAATAATCGGAACCTCTTCACTAATAGCCATAAGTTTAAGTTCTCGTGAAAGATTCTTCATTCGTACCGTTTCATTATCTGACTTTTGATTTGGACTCATAAGTTGTAAATAGTCTACAACAACAAAGTCTGGCCTATATTGGTCAATCTTTCCACGAATAACTGATGGGGTAACTTCCCCACCATTATCATTAGAAATAATATGAAACTCTGGTCTGCCCGCAACTTTATTAGCATGCCAATTTTTAAGCATGTCAAGTTCTACTTCACCATTGCTTAATTTACGATGAGACCAAACACCTTCACCCATAATTGCAAATACACGATTACGAACTTCTGTTTCAGACATTTCAAGAGAAATAATTAAAGGAGACTTGCCTTGTTTCCAAGCCTGTACAGCAAAGTATAAAGCCATCCACGACTTACCAATACCAGGGTAGGCTAGGAATACTCCTAATTGACCTGGCATAATTCCAGAAGGCAAATAATTATCAAATCCTGGAAGATTAGTTTTAATACCAATCTGACCAGTCTCTTTTTGTTTTTGTACATTTTCATAATATGCAAGTGCAGACTCTAGATCTGTTGCATCAATATCACGAATAGCAGAAGTATTCTTTTTTAACTCAGATGTTTTTGTAATTAACTGCTCAAGGGCATTAGATCCATTTCCAACCTGAACTTCTGATGCTGCGTTACGTAAAATATCTTTTAGACTATCATTTAGATATTCTGTTTGCAATTCTTCAAGATGATGCTTTGTTGATCCCACTCCATCTACTGTATTAAAATCTCTAAATTTTTCTATTACTAAAGATGCTGGAGGGACCGATTGATTATTTTCTGAATACAACCTAATAAAATTCCATACATCGTTATGTGTTCTTAAAAGATTTTCAACATTAGCCTGCAATAAGACATGAATTTGTTTATCATTGAGTACTGCTGTGATTAATTTTGCCTCTGTATTATTCACTCAGCCACTCCTTTGCTTTTTGTCTTAATGCTGCTCTTTGTTTAATATCTTCTTCTACTTCTAGTTTACCATTAAGAATTTTTTCTGCATTGTATGCAAAATAGTTCCATGTAGGGTCTTGTGCAATATTAAAATAATATTCTAGTAAATCATAACATTGTGATATACCATAAGACTCAATAAGTGCATCAGCAGCCCATTGTTCTACGTTAAGGTTCATGTTAGACTTTTGCTCGTACTTTTGCAGGTAAAACTTATTAAATCTACTGAGCAAAGCCATTCGGTCTTTGCGTTCGGCCATTAGTCTTTACTGTCAGACTCTGCTTCTGCTTCTTTAACCTTTTCTGTTAATTTGTCTTCAACAAATTTGTACATTCTTTCAAAGGCCTGATCTGTATTTTCGCCATCACGCTTTGAATCAACTACACCAAAGTCAAACCTTAGCGATTGGAAATTACCCAAATTAAGTGTATATCCTAGTGCTACCGATATCTTTGTGTTTTCGTTTTCCATTGTCCCCACCATTTCTATTGTTAAATATTTTCTGCCCAAACAGGAATAAATCTACCATCTTCTGTCTTCGTATATGTAAGTATACCGTCTCCCATTCGCCGTGTCAATTCTTGGCTTGTAGGTGTCATATTATTTGTTATAAGTCCATCTTTTCTTGGTTGTCCTATATGTATAGTAGCCAGTATAGCACGGATATCCCTAACCATGCTTTCTGAATAATAAGATCTTATTCTAAATCCACGTTCACCATTTAACTTTGCACCAACTGGTGGAGGAATCATCCCAGTTTTAATTAACTTAGGCATATATTTCCTATGACGATTAATTAATTTAGCAGTCTCTGCAACAGTATAGGCTCTTTCTCTATTTTTTCTAAAATCTGAACGCAAACAAGTTTCAATTCTATCCTTAGTTATATTATAAAAAGAAACCATTCCAGTAGATCGTGAACTATGGTGAATTCTTACCAGGTCATTATTTAGAAACCATATTTTTTGATTTCCCTTTATTACAGTTTCGTTATTGTAAATTTCGCCCTGTATAATTCCTTTGCCAGTAACCATCTTCCCTCTTCACTTTCTGCTGGTGGATGAAAAAACTTTCTCAAGCCACACACGATGCAATAAGTTTCTATGTGTTGAATACTACTATACTGTCTATCAACAAAAGTTCTACCCTTGCATTTTATGCAAGCAATCATAAAATTATCCTTTAGTTTGGAATTCCAACAATAATTAAATGTACTGCTAAAGATAGATCACCAGAGGCCCCAAATCTTACAACACCTTCAACCCTTGTTTCTGTAACACTTTTTAAAATAACATTTACATTTTGTCCCGCTGGAGTCTGTCCAATATTTACTGGTGTAGCAGAAACAATTGGAGGGTATTTAAAATCTTTAAAATCATATGTAAATGTTCTTTCATTTCCAGCAGAAACTGTTGAGTTGTTGGCAACTTCAACATAACCACCAATTATTCTTGAATTAGAAGTTTTAATTTCTTGTTTACCCGCACTTACAGTATCTATAACTGTTTTATTAGTAGTTGTAGATGCAACCTGTGTAGAAAGATCGTTTACAGCATCAACCAAACTGTATAAATATGTGACATCAAGAGGTTGCCCTCTTTCTGGTAGTGGTACTTTTGCCATTATTTCCTCCTATTAAAGTATATCATTAAACGGTGTGTGGACCATCTTCATAAACTAATAATAAAGCAGACTCTCTAGTAATTGGAGTTCCTTTTAAATATATTTCTGCTGAAAGTTTGTTAGGTGCAGACCCTTGAACTACCCCGCCTATTGTGTATGTACTGGGAATTGGAAAAGAAATGTTTGCACCATCAATTCTTTGTTTATAAATCCAATCTCCATTATCATTTCTATCCCATTTTAACCAAATATCAAACTCATGTGCTTTTCTAATTTCAACTCCATCTTTTTGTATTGAAACAGAGTCCCAGGCTAGGGTTGCAACTTGTCCTGATTTATTAAAAGATATATCTCCAGAAACGTAAGTATAGTTTGGTTGAACAATTGATGTTGGTGACCATTGTGATGTTCTGTTTTTATCTTCAGAAACTACCCTATACTTTAAAATATAACCTTCTTCATTTACGTCTATTGTGGGAAGGTTCTTTTGTCTTATTCTTATTTTTTTAATTCCTGAGTCAGGCATTATGTTACACCAACTGAAAATCTAAATTCAATATAATTGCTAGTATTAGGACTTTTTACAATAGTTGATGCATCTACATTTTGAATTACTGAATATCCAGTTAAACCATAAAGTGGATTTACTGTAGAAATATTTTCTAGTCTCATTGCATCTAATGCTACGTAATAATTATTAGACGGAATACCTGCATCAATAACACAAGCATATATTTTTATAACAGTAACTGCATTCCATGTAAAGTTTGCACTAGTATATAATTCTTGAAGTTGTTTTGTTACAACAAAATATCGTTCTGTAGAAAAATCATATGCTCCACCACTGCTATCATCAATAACTTCTGCTTCAAATCTAGCATATTCTGCAGTTTCTGTTTCTGTTGATGCAAACTCAACCATAATTCTTACATTTTCTGGAGTTGTTACAGATGCACCATCTTTGCTTATTAATGAAAAGGCTAAACGTAATTCATCTGTTGGAGAGTTTCTTGTAAAATCAATATTAGCGCCAGTTAAATGTATATGGTTTGATCCAGGCTCTATTACAAAATGATCCTGCGCTGCCCCGCTTTCTTCATTAATTGTAATATCAGAGTCATCGCCCTGTATTAAAATAACATTATTTAAAAACCTTGGTCTTTCATATCTTTCAACTCTTGGAGATTTAAAAAATATTGGGTTGTCTCCGCTTGTTTGAAATACACTATCTGTAACTGCAATAACATTATCGTATTCTGGTGCGTCTAATGCAGCAGAAAATGTATTAATTGCCACTGCTGCTTCTGTCGTATGATGTTGCCAATTTTCAGTTTGTGTAAAAGCAAATACAGTCTTACTATCATAAGCACCAGCAGAAGGGTTTGATCCAGCAGAATAGATTCCAATTTCAGAAATTTCATATCTTTCTTCTGTTGGTAATTCTGCAGTTAAAACAATTTTATCTAATCCATTTTCATTTACAAAACCTCTTGAAGATATCGGGACACGAAACATTTCAAAATCTAAATTTTGTTTTGTTGAATAGTTTCCAAGTGGATCTCCAGTAGTCAATGGTGTAGCCCCGCAACCAATAGCAAGATATGATGCATATGCTGGCGCCTGTCCAAGCAAATATTTTGCAATAATTGTCTTACCAGTATTAGTTATCATGAGTTTATTTCTCCAAGATCCGCTTCATATATTGTACCATCTGAGGTAATTTGTACCTCAATCTGCTCATCATTGTTTATATTAATAAACTCAATGATCAAATCGCCAGTACCCTCTTCAATATAGACATTTTCTCCATTTGCTCCATTGCCTTCATTTGGAATTTTATCTTCTAATTTTATTGAAAAACCAGCAAAATATTTATCTGCGGTTTGTTGAAGACTAAGAATATTATTTGGATTATATCTTTGTTGTATAGATGATAAATTTTTAATAGGTTGATAAGATATTTTTTGACCATTAATAATGTCGGATCTTGTAATATTGATTAGTTCTTGTCCCCCAATATTTTCAAATATTAGATCTGCCATGGTATCTACCGTTGTTGCTTCGTCATCAAATAAAATAATATCAAGAGTTGCAGTTTTAACTGGTGGGGGTGGAGGAG